GCCGCCAGCAGGTGAGCAGGCCAGAATGGACAGGTACGCCAAGAATGCCCTTCTCTATGAGGGCAAGCACGGGCAGGTGTGGCCAGAGTTGAACCCCTTCCCCGAAGTGGCAAGCCAGCGCCGATTTAATGACTCGCCACAATACGACCGCAATAGGGTAGACATGGCCGTGAATTGGTACAAGAGACTAACGACCGTGTTTGCAGATCTCCTCTGTGGTGAGCCCTTCAAGGTCACAGCAGACCCGCAGGCAACAGCAGACCGGATTATCAAGGATAATGCCCTTGTCTTGAATACTTACGATCTGTCAATGGATGTAATCAAGAACGGGACCGGGCTCTTCAAAATCAGGTTTGATAAGCGGGGCATAATTGAGGTAATCAATCCCCGGCTGTGGTATCCGATAGTGAGCCCTGATAATGCAAAGGAGGTCCTGGCTCACGTCCTGGCCTGGTCTTTCAAAGAGGGCGAGGATGAATACGCTAGGGCTGAAATTCATGAGCGTGGCAAGATCACTAATAAGCTCTTCAAGCTCGCTGGTGGCAAGCTTCAGGAGATCCCCTTAACCACCATCGCCAGGTATGCGACCCTTCGCCCTGAGGTTTCAACCGGCCTAGATGAGTTCCTAATTGTCCCAGTCCAAAACATCCTTGATAGTTCTGGCGTCTATGGCATGGATGATTATTCAGACCTTGATGATCTGGTCAGGGAATTAGAGAAGCGACTGATCCAGGCGAGCAGGATCCTTACAAAACATGCAGATCCTTCGATATCAGGCCCATCCTCTAAGATTGATATCGATCCCTACTCAGGCGAGGCGATTGTGGTCGGAGGAGGCCAGTACTATGGCTACAATGAGGGCGAACCCAGGCCTGAATACATGGTGTGGGATGCAAAGCTAGATGCTGCCTATCAGCAGGTGGAGCTTATCATAAGAAAGCTTTACATGGTCTCTGAGCTGTCACCGGCCGCTCTTGGAGAGCTTAAGCAAGGTCTAGCGGAGAGCGGATCAGCCCTTAAGCGGCTCATGATGCCAACCCTTGCCAAAGTCAACAGGCTAAGGCTCAGGCTGGATCCAGCCCTTAAGGAGGTCCTCAGGCTCACAGCAGCCCTTGAGGTGGCAGGCAGAGCCCAGGGAGCAACTCAGCTAACCAATATTCAGATAGCATGGGAGGATGGGCTACCCAGGGATGAAAAAGAGGTTGTAACCCTCGAGGTTGCCAGGAAGACCGCAGGCCTTACCACAGTCGAAGAATCACTTAAGCGGCTAGATCCTCAGATGAGCGATGCAGACAGGGTGGCAGAAGCAGCCAGGATCAAGGAAGAGACCCCTGAAATGTTCTAAATACTGAGGGCATACAAACGCCCCTATATCCTGCCTATTTCCTCTCTCCAGGGAAAAGGGGCAAAATGCTCTTCCAGCTACCTAATCATTCCAGGGACTATAGGCATACTCTATCGACAATTGCCAGCTATCGATTAATCAATATCAGTGGCCTATGAAAGACGCTGTATAATCTATCGCGTATACCCATGGGGTGATGGCTAAATCCCATATTTATAAAAATATCTTTCCGTCTGCGGTCGCTCTAATAGTTACATATTTTGGCTATGAATAACTTTTATCCCTGTTATCCTAATTGTGATAATATAAAGCTAAATTGTCCTAAAAGGATACATTTATATATTTGCAGAGCGATGATATGTCTAGGTTAACGGAATCCGTAAAATTTCGGGATTAATATGGCAGACGACGAAAAGAAATTCACCCAGGCAGATGTTGACAGGATCGTATCTGAAAGGCTCCAGCGTGAGCGAGAGAAGGCCGGAGACAATGAGGCCCTTAAGGCTGAAAACCAGAGCCTGAGGGACGAGCTGGCAGCAGAGAAGGCAGCCAGGCAGAAGATAGAGGCCGATAGGTCGGCAACCGCTTTGGGTGAGCTGAAGTCGAAGATTGCCAAAGAGCTGAACCTACCTGAGAAATTGATTCCTCGGGTAACGGGTACGACTGAGGCTGAAATCAGGGCTGATATGAAGGTCCTGGTAGAGTCCATAGGTCCAGGCCCGGCCGTGGGAGCTGGCACAAATCCAGCTACTCCAGCACCTCAGAGATTCACAAAACAGCAGGTCGAGAGGATGACCCCGGAGGAGATCACCCACAATTGGGCAACCATCGAAGCACAGCTTAAGGATGGATCGCTCAATAAGGCAGGTTAGTATAAATGTCACTCGATAATTTCATACCTCAGATTTGGAGCGCTAAGCTCCTGGAGAGCCTGAAAAAGGCTCATGTCTACACTCAGGCCAGTGTCGTGAATACCGACTATCAGGGCGAGATAAGCGGTAAGGGCTCTGTCGTGAAGATAAACAGCATAGGAGACGTCACTATAAGGGATTATGTCAAGGGCACCCCTATAGAAGATCCTGAAGAACTGAGCGACGCTCAGACAAGCCTCACCATAGACCAGGCCAAGTACTTCAACTTCAGCGTTGATGATGTGGATGTAGCACAGCAGCAGCCTAAGGTAATGACGGCGGCAATGGGGCAGGCATCTTATGATCTCTCGGATGTGGCCGATACCTACACAGCCGGGATAATGTATGCAGGCGTGCCAGCTGATAATCAGTTTGGCTCTGATGCTGATGCAATAGTGTTGGACAACGCTGCGCTATCGGACACTTATGATTACCTGGTAGACATGAGCACAAAGCTCAGCGACGCAGGTTGCCCGAAGGCTGGCAGATGGGTTATAGTACCTCCCTGGTTCACCGGCCAGCTGGTCAAGGATGAGAGATTTTCGAATATCGCAGCATCTTCCAGCCCGGAAGCCCTCAGGAATGGCATAGTTTCCAGGGTTGCGGGCTTTGATGTCCTGGAATCCCTGAATGTCCCTACTGTGACCACAGGCGGCAAGGCAAACAGCAAGATCATAGCTGGCCATGGTATAGCGACATCCTTTGCAGAGCAGATAAACAAGGTTGAAGCATACCGGCCAGAAAAGGCGTTTTCCGATGCCGTGAAGGGACTGCATCTCTACGGGGCAAAGGTAGTTAGGCCCTCATGCCTGGCTCTCCTGACTGCAAGGGCGGTGGCTTAAATGAGCCTCAAGACTCTCCTCGCCATCCTGGTTATCCCTCTGCTCCTCACTGGAGCCCTGGCAACCAGGACTGTCATAAGCGAAACTCAGGCGGTGGCTGATTCTTCGGCCTCTCATAATGCATGGGAAGCCCTGAGCAGCACCACAGGCCACTATCTGAACTATACTGTGGATGGAAAGCAAATACTGCTGGTAAACACCACAGCAGCCAGCGCCAACGGGATCAACCTGACTGTTGAAAAGGGATCCTTCTGGAGATCGGATCTCGGGAATGCTACCTTTACCCTGGCGGTCAATAAGACCTATGTTCTCGGACCCTTTGAAAGCTCCAGGTTCAAGCAGTCCAATGGCCGGCTTTACGTTGACACAAACGCAACCCGTGGCCAGATCATAGCGATCAGATTGCCCTAGGGCAATCATCCCTTTTTAAGAGGTGATTTATACGACTGATTATATAACAGTCGAAGAAGGAGATACCTATTTTGAAACTCGCCTTTACTCCTCTGCTTGGACTAATGCCGACCCTGCAGACCAGGCCAGCGCCATAAGGATGGCAACCCAGGCCATAAACGGCCTACCTTTCAAAGGCCGAAAGTACGATCCTGACCAGGCAAACGCATTTCCCAGGTATATCCCCTATCCAAGAGGCGGGTATTACCTGGCAGAGGAAGATGGCTCTGTCCCCCAGCTGGTCAAAGATGCCTGCTGTGAAGAGTGCTTAGAGCTCTTAACCTCTGGCAATTCCAATAGGCGGAAGCTTCAGAATGAAGGGGTAACATCCTTCAGGATATCGGAGCTCTCAGAGACTTTTGCCACGCCTTCAGAGGTTCCCCGGCTAACTTCCTTTGTGGCCAGACAGATCCTAAAGCCCTTCCTGGCTGCAGGAGTGCCGATCGTATGATTGATGACTATCTGAACCAGGCAGCGCAAAAGAAGATATCAACCCTTTGGACTCTCTACAATGGCCTGAGCGCGGCCACATTGGTTTTAACTGGTTCAGCGCCAGCACAGACCTTCAGGCTTGCTGTGACTCTCTCGGCTTCTGGTGAGCATAGCGATTGCGCCGGGACAGTCACGGTAAACGGGACAGAGACCTTAACATTCACTGTGGCCGCAAGGAAGACCACCACAACTAGCCTAACGGCCTTGCCTACAATAACCACCAGCGGGCTCGATTGTAATGTACTGGTCACATGCATCAGCACCAGCGGATCAGACATTTACCAGGTCACGTACGAGGACTTTGCCTGCAGGTGGGAAGACACCCAGATTGGTTATGTGAACTCTACCGGCTCATGGACTCAGAGCAATGCAAAAGTGATAGCCAAGGCGGCCTATGTGGTAAATGACGTTATCAGGAAGTATGGCACAACTACAGAATATCCTATAAAAAAGGTCTTGGCTGCCCCTGGCTTATCTGGAGCTGAAGAGTTTAGGGTATTTATGCTATAACAGGAGATTGAGACACATGCATGAAAAGTTAAATGAGCAGATAGATGCTATGGATGAGAAGGTTATCAAAATCGCTA